ATGAAGCAGTATACGCTGAATATGCTGGAAACGAAGCGATATCTACAGGAGCAGAGCCGGAGCAACCAGCAATACAAAGCATTAGTGGACACAGCAGTAGCATTCGAGCAAATACTGGCGCACAAGAAGAGCCGCTGACAAAGCAGCAGGAAAGCGCTATACATGCTATACGTAACAGTAAGAATATATCTGACGACGATTATTACGAGATAATTGGTGCATATGGATATGAGCATACCGACCAGTTGCCCAAAAGGGTGGCCTCTGAGGTTATTAAGCTGCTAAATAACTGGGGCAAGTAATAATGTTTTCAACGGTAAAGCGGTTAATTACACTTACCTCCCAATAAGCATAATAGACACCCCTAAAAACCGCTTTACCGCATTTATTGAATGAAATATGTAAAGGATGATTGGGATAATGCGTAAAAGAATGTTAGATCCTGAGTTCTTCACAGACTCAGACATAATAGCAAATTTTGATTTTGCGGGGCGCTTGTTTTACCAAGGGCTATGGTGTGTGGCCGACGATTCAGGCTGTTTTGCTATCGATGCATTATCGCTAAAGATGAAAATATTCCCTGGCGATAACATTGAGCTGTCAGCGATTCAGCAATATCTAGATAAGCTTATAGATATCAATAAGATCATACCGTATGAAGCGAATGGGAAGCGTTATGGCTGGATAAAGAATTTTATCAAGCATCAGAAGTTAGACAGGCCATCACCACCTACAATACCATTACCGCCATTCATCATATGGCATGATGAAGCTAAAGAACGCCATAAGTGGTATTACGAGGTAATAGATATATCGAATAAGCAACAACGACAATTCGACGATACGTCGGCGACAAGTCAACGAATGGACATCGAGCGTGACACGATAGAAGAGAAAAGAAAAGAAGAGAAAAGAAAAGAAGGGGAAGAGAAAGGAATAGAAGATCGTTCGTCGAATAGTGAAAACCCAACCCCCCATCCCCCACAAGAGAATGACAATTCATTGGCAAGCATGCTTGATAGCCCGGAAGTTAAGCAGATAGTCAGCTTTTATGAGCATAACTTTGGTGCGCTCATGTCACCAATCCAGCTTGAACGCATAACAGCGTTCCTGGACGATGGAATGGAGACAGCGCTAATCACTGAAACGATGAGCAACGCCGTGATGGCTAACATTTACGATTTGCGCTATGTAGAACGCGCGCTTATATCTATGCAACAGCAAGGTATATATACGCTCCAGCAATATAAGGAGCACGAAGCTAAACGAGATTTGGCTAAAAAGAAGGCTGCCATTGGGAATCAAGGGACCAGAGCAGCGCCGGTGATAGATATAAATAAAGCGGCCGAAAAGGCTCATGCGCTGGAAGAGGACCAGGTAGACGCTTGTGCAACTTTTATAAAACTTGAACTGGGCGAAATCATAGCCCAAGGCGCTACAGACGAGCAAATACAGGAGTTTTTATATTCATCAAAGTTTGATTATGGCGGGAACATACGAGAAAAAGCTTTGAGAAAGCTAGGCCTGGAGAAATACATCAGGGAGGTGGCAGTTCATGGATGAGGTTGGATTTGTAATAAAGTGCAAAAATTGCGGTGCCGATGTGAAGTTCTCAAGCGGCCAATTCCGCAGGTATTGTCCGGTATGCGGCAGCAGTATTACGGCGGTGATAAAAAGCGAGCCTACGGCCGAAGAGCAAAAGGAGATAGCAAAACATAAATTACAGGACCTAAAATGCTGGATATGCATGGATAGAGGTGTTGTAATATATCACGCGCAGTTAAACGACATGTCTTACGAATACGCGGCATCATGCATATGTTCTGCCGGCGCCGGATATAGCAGCCTGCCACGGATAGACAAGTGCGAGATGGCACCGGATCTGCGAAGCATTATAGCCCAGAATAAGATGCAATATGCCAAAGGATACGGTATAGCGGTTAAGTGAGGTGCAATATGGCTGAGTATAAATTTATTATCCCAGGACTATTACCTGGGCTGAATGAATACATCGACGCAGAACGCGGAAGAAAGGGTAAATACAAAGCAGCTAGCATGAAGAAACAGGCTGAACATATTATCGGCTATGTTGCTAAGTCGCAATTGCACGGCGTCAGATTTACTGAGCCGGTTATAATTCATTATCTGTGGGTAGAACCGAATAAAAAGCGCGATAAAGACAATATCGCCTTTGCAAAAAAGTTCATTCAGGATAGCTTGGTCCATATAGGTATCCTGGAAAACGACGGTTGGAAACATATTGAAAAATTTACTGATGATTTTGCGATTGATCCAAAGAACCCGCGCGTCGAAGTCGTCATTGAAGATTATGAAGGAGGAAAAACAAATGCTAAATAGTAAAGGTAAACCGTTGCATATCAATACGCAAAAATTGCGAGTGCGAATTAATGACTTATTTAGCAAAGTTGAGCCGTTTAGCCGCCCATATGTGCGAAGTATTCTGATTTATTTTATGGCTGCCCTTGATGAACTTGATGAGTTGCGCGGAGATCAGCCAAAGGACGAAAGGCTTGAACGGATTATTCAATGCCGCAATAGTCATCCATCACCTGATGTATGTGTGACCTGCCTTGATTGTATAGGGGAGTTTGATGAGTTAGAGCAAACAGAAAGCGAGGCTGGTATAAGATGACTTTAAGTATTGCAAAATCAAGGATTAGGCCCGGCATGATGATAGAATTTAAGCCGCAGTGGCTGACGACAAATGCGGTATATGCAAAGAACAATCCGATAATACGCGGGACGGTTGTACAGTTGTATAAGCACCATTTCTTGGTGCAGATGGATCGTACGAAAGAATGTTTTTGTTATTCGGACATTGTTACCGGTTATATAACTGTCAAGTAATACATAATGCAAAGGGGGTATTAAGTCATGCATGGTGTTAAACATACCGGACAATATTGCAACAATTGCGATAAAGAATTGACGTCGTGGGACTTGCGGTGCAGCAAAGCATTGGCATACAAAATGCCGGTATGCGAAGCATGCATAGCAAAAGAATACGACAAGACGGTTGACGAATTACGTGATACAATGGAAAACTTTTTCGGCATGAGGCCGTGTCAGGGGATATGAACATGAACGCATTAACAAGCAAGCTGTTAGCAGCCGGTTATACAAAATACGACAAGATTGAATATATACGCTGGAACAAAAGCTGGGATGAGTTTGAATACACTCCTAAGTTTATATCGTATATGGTGCTGGAAGCACCTTGCGGCTTATTAATGCATGGCAAAAATTTCAATGAAATTCCAATGAGCTATATGGGCATAGACTGGAATTTAGAAAATAACAATCCGGTATATATGTGTCCATACAAACATGCAAATTGCGAATTTAACCATGAATATTTACGAGCACCAATGGGTTACAAAAAGAATATTGTCCAATGTGCGTTTCATTTTGCCAATAAAACATACAATCATGACAACAGCTACGAAAAAGTATTAGACGAACTTAATGCTGTGAAAGTAAGGCAAAGACAAGAATTTTTTAGCAAGTTGAAATGGAATAAAACCGCAATAGGCTGTGCTTGTATCAAGTGGGACGGGGACAAGCTGGACTGGTGTGCCGAATACGATCCGGCAGAATGTGCCGGCAATTGTGCCGAAAGGGAAGTATGCGCTTTAACGGGTAAAAGACTGGACGGACAAAAAGGAAACGTGTTTTATGACGTAAAAATTACCACCGTTCGGCATGACGGCAGCTTGTTTGACGGCGAAGAAACAACAACCATAATAAAAGGCAAGAAAGTATTCAGCGAACCGAAGCCGATCGCAATTTGTGAAGCGTATGCTAAGAAATGCGGGCATTTAATTTTGCGGAAGGAGAAAGCAGAACGTTATAATGCACTGTTTAACAGCCAAGACATAACGATAGAAGTATTAAACATACGGGCTGAATACAGAGAAAGCCGTGACTTGCTGCAAGACTTAAAAGACGTTCAGGAGGGGATAGAAGTTATACATGAAAGCGACTTGAAGAAGCAGCAAGCAGAAGCTAAGCGTGAAAGGGCAGCCAAAGCGAAAGAAGAAAAAATGCGACACCGTAACAAAAAGACCATAGACGGCAATAAGCCGTATCAGCTTGCGCTGGATATAAAAATATAACAAAAGGTGGTGAAGAATATGAAGTACACAATAACAATTCCGGGGCGCCCAGTACCGAAGGGCAGGCCGAGGTTTAGCCGCAGCGGTCACGCATATACACCGGAAAAGACCAGAAAGTATGAAGAATTGGTGGCATGGTGTGCAAAAAAGGACATGCCGGAGCCGCTTAAAGGCGATGTGGCTTTAGATATCACGGTATATGCCAACGGCCATTGGCCCGACATAGATAATATTTGCAAGGCGTTGCTTGACGGTATGAACGGCATAGCATATGCAGATGATAGGCAGGTGGCTGCACTGATGATACAGCGGTTGAAGGACAAGGACGAACGCGTAGAAATCACATTATGGGAGGTAAAATAATGACTATAACGGAATTGGTAGAAAAGGCGCATGATAATGCGGTAAACCATGGTTTTTGGGATGACGTGGAGGAAATGTTATTGCTTAACCCGGGCGATGGCGACACGCGCAAGCAATACATAAACCGCGTTGTTGGTTGCTGCTTAATGCTGATGACAAGCGAGCTTGGGGAGGCTATAGAAGCATGGCGGCATGGCGACGAGGAAGAATTTGCAGAGGAATTGGCCGACGTGATGATACGGCTAGGTGATTTTGCGGGATTTATGCAGGTAGACTTGGAAAAAGCCGTAGCTGACAAGATGGCGAAGAACGCGAAACGGCCATACAAGCATGGAAAGGAGTTTTAGGAGGTGGAGCAGCAATGAGGAAATGGACTGATGAGCAGATAGAACAGCTAAGGAGATTATGGAACCATGGCAAAAGCGATGCAGAGATAGCTGGGATAATGAATATAAGCCGGCAGCAAGTAAACAATAAGCGCCGTCATTTAGGCTGGCAAATACACAAAGAAAGTACAAAGCCTAAAAACGATATTGGAGATGGGCCATATCGGGATTTTAGCAGAACAACGGATATGCTTATAGTACAGTTTTTGAGCGAGGGATATAGTTTGACACAAGTAGCAATGGAATTAGCGCGTGATTATAAAACGTTGAAACAATATTGCGATAAACATGCGAACCGGCTTAAAGCGGCACATGATATGATGATGAATCATGACGGTATATATTCACGCAGAATCCAAAGGGGAAAGGAGGCGATAGTATGATAGAGTTTATAGCAAGCTTACCGCCGATACAGTCGGCCATCTCAATATCGGGCAATGGTGACGGAGCCAGAGTAAAATTAGATATACCACAATCGGAAATGGCGGCCATAATTCAGTTACAGCTTATGCAGGGCAAAGCGCTAAAAGTTACAGTTGAAGAAGCAGAATAGAAAGAAGGACTATTATGGGAACAGTACCGAAGTGGGTTTTTAGATGCATTGAGCATTACTTATATAATTACTTTGACGAAAAGCATAAACTTGAGCAGGATAAGCAAGACATCATCGAAAGCTCACCGCCGGAAATGGAACCGGGGGGAGGTGGTAAAAGCAGGCATGGTGATCCGACAGCGGCCAAAGGCACAAAATTATCATCAGGCAATATATATGAGCGTGAGCAATGGCTAAGTATCGTGGATGACATAGTGGCCGATTTCAAAGGTACTGATTATGAACCATTGATACAGAAACGGTATTTTGACGAATTAGGCCCTACACAGATATGCAATGAACTGCATATAGGCCGAACAACAATGTTTGAATGGCGAGATATAGTTGTGAGCCATGGCGTGAATTTAGCTATTGCAAAGGGGCTGGTCAAATATTCAGACCTGCGAGTTAAAAAGACTTCTTAAAAGTTCGGGACTCTTTTAATGAATATATGTGCTAGAATAGTATTGTGAAGATATGACGATGTGCTCATAATAGATTCCTCCTTTACGTTGGCCGCCTTGCTCCCTTGGGCGGCCATTATGATTATTTGGGCCTACGGTGCTTTCTCCTCTGCATCGTGGGCCATTATTATATACATATTGCACTTAAAAAGGTAGGTGAGGCGATAATGGCCAGATGGACAGAAGAGCAAAAGACTAAAGCATTGACTATAGCTAAGGCTACAAGCATAACTGAAGCTGCTCGAGAAACTAAAATACCAAGAGGGACTATTGGACGCTGGATGGCTGAAATAAAACAGAACGAAACAACTGAAACGAAACGAAACTCTAAAAAAATAGAGCAGCTCCAAGAGGCTGCCATAGAAAAAGCAGTAGAAGAAGCGGGCGATTATATAGCAGATCGGTTGAAAAGTTTGGCCGGCAACTTATATTCATTGGCTGAAAAAGCAGCCCAGAAGGTTGACATAGCAATAAGCGATCCGGACGAGCTGCCGAAAGGGAAAACCGGAGAAGTACACGACAGAGATGGAGCTGCCTGGCTTAGGTCGCTGGTAGGCGTGTTGAGCCAGGCGATAGATAAAGCACAATTGCTTTCTGGTAAGCCTACGGTAAGGCCGGAGGTGATAGATAAACATGAGTATGATATCACCCAAAGAATTATTACAGAACGGCCGGAGCTTATCGATGAAATCTTTGCCCAAAATCAGCGACAAGGCGTGGCAAATAGGAGCCGCTAAAGCTCATGTTTTGGGATGGGCCAGCTATGTTGACCCGACTTATAAAAGGCCAAGACATATAAAGCTACTTGCTGAATATCTGATGGCTGTAGAATGCGGAGAAATCAGCCGTTTGATAGTTGAAATGCCTCCAAGGCATGGCAAAAGCGAGACCACAACAATTAAGTTTCCCGCATGGTATCTTGGACGGCATCCGGATAAAAGAATAATAATAGCCTCACATACGGCGAGCCTTGCGGCTCGTTTTTCGATGCGCGCTAGAAATGATTTTGCACAGTTTGCTCCTGAAATTTGGGGCCTTGATGTGGACCCTAATGTGAGCGCTATGTATAGGTGGGATGTGCTTAACAAAAAAGCTGAAAGCGGAAGCCCGCCTGGGGGAATGTTAGCAGCAGGTATCGGAGGTCCTATCACTGGCCAGGGAGCACATATTGCTATCATAGATGACCCGGTTAAGGATGCGGAAGCGGCTAACAGCAAGCTACAGCGAGATACAGTATGGGATTGGTACAGATTTGTACTAAGGACGAGATTGTTTCCGGGAGCGGCTGTAATATTAGTGCTTACACGGTGGCATGAAGACGATTTGGCCGGCAGGCTATTAAAGCAGGCAAGCGAGGATCCGGCAGCGGACCAGTGGGAAGTATTGCGTTTACCGGCTATAGCCGAAGAAAACGATCCTATGGGGCGTGAAGTGGGTGAGGCATTATGGCCTGAACAATATGATGAAACGGTTTTAGCAGCGACAAAGGCAAGCGTTGGCAGTTGTGTATGGTCAGCGCTGTACCAGCAAAGCCCGCAACCGCCTCAGGGGCAAATATTTAAGCGTGATTGGTGGAATTTCTATCGGCAAGCGCCATTTCCATTCGATGAAATCATACAATCATGGGATATGGCTTTCAAAGGAACAGATGCAAGCGATTTTGTCGTAGGTCAAGTATGGGGCAGAAAAAAAGCGGATAAATACTTACTAGACCAGGTAAGAGGACGCATGGACTTTCCGGCGACCATACAAGCGGTAAAAACATTATCTGCTAAATGGCCTCAAGCGCATACGAAATTAGTTGAGGATAAAGCCAATGGCCCGGCGGTTATCGATACGTTAAAACGAGAAATATCCGGGCTTATAGCGATAGAACCACAGGGCAGCAAAGAAGCTAGAGCAAACGCTGTTTCTCCGCAAATCGAATCCGGCAATGTATATCTTCCTGATCCGAGTATGGCTCCGTGGATACACGATTTTATCGAAGAATGTGCAGCTTTTCCGAAAGGTGCCAACGATGACCAGGTAGATGCAATGACGCAAGCATTGTTGCGATTGGGAGAAGGCGCGGCGGATCCTAATTCAGTGAGCTTATTAAGAGGTGTAAAAATATATGGCTAAAGCAAAATGGCTCAACTGGGCCATAGGAGAAATGTCAAAGTTAAGAGACTTGTTTAGCTTAACAGGCTGGAGTTTATATTCCGGCACTTATACGAGCCCATATCGGCTTGACTCAAGCCATGTTGACTATGCCAAAGCCAGAGCATTATACGAGAATACGGATGATGCTTATAAACTGGGCGCCGGCTTTGCCAAAACAATAGTTAATACACCGGTTGGCTTTATGGGAGTACCGGCTTTTAGAAGTGAAGACGAGAACGCACAAGAGGTTTTAGACAGCTTCTTTGGAGCCAATGTGAGTCGTATGCAGCAGGTGCACAGGAATGCTATGCGCGATGGCGACTGTTACGTCTGGATAACACGCGAGGAGATAGAAGACGTGGCCTTATATCCAGAAGCCAAGACGAGGCTTAACTTCAACATTATTCCGCCTGAGCAGGTGGTCCAGATAATACGAAGCCCTATAACAGGCCACGCCGTTGAATATGTACTGAAGTCTAAGCATGAATGGCTAGACGAGAGCGGTAACCGACGACAGGCTATTATTACGCAGCGGATAAACAATAAACAGCGAGTGGTACAGATAAGCGGCGATATACCGCCCGA